CTCAGAACCGCAATAAGCATAACGAGCCCCGTTAATAACCCGGGTATCTACCATGCGAGAGCCAGAGATAAGCTTCGTGTTCTTCGGAGTCCGGTTGTTGTCCAGCTCAATAGCTAGTTTAACCAGATCGTCATACACGATAACGTCTTCCAGATTACCAACAGCAGTTGAACCAGCTAAGGTTGCAACAGAAGTAGCCAGACCAGCAAAACGAACTACGCCAGCAGCATTCAAGAGATCGATCTGAAGTTGATCTTCAGTAATCTCATTGGCCGCTTTGACACACTCACCTGTGATATGCATCAGCAACTCTTCGTCAGTATCAAAGTCCAGAGATTCCTGGGTATACTCATCGAAGAAACCAAATTTGCTCAAAGTGCCTTCAAGCTGAATACGCTTGTGACCAACTCGGTTAACCCGGCCGCCAGTCTCACTCAGAGCAGGAATTTTGCCCTGGATAGTACCAACGTCCTTGCTGGAGCCATACAAGTTCCCACGATTGGAGTACTCATCATCCGAAGTATTGACGGGATCAATGGACCAACCCAGGAGTTCAATGGCAACAACATAGGCAGCGTAATTTGCCTCTAATCCATCTGAATAACCCATCTGAATTGCCCATGCCCATGCATTACCTTCAGCCATCACAATAGCAGCAGCTTTTGCAGCAGCGAAGTTTGCACCTGTGGCATCACCACGGACATAGTAGATATCGCCACCATCTGCTGAAGGAGCCGTCATCGCAATTGTCTGGGAGACAATAGTGACATTGGCATCAAACAGTGCAGCAGTACTAATACCACCCGCATCAATACCTTGGTCATTCTGGTTACGATCATCCAGGATGGGCAGATAATGGAACATCTTGATTGTTTTGCCCATGTTCTTAGGCATATTAGTAACATCAGCCATTTGGCCAAAGTACATCTCGGGAGCCGCTTCGACTAACGCTTTGCGTTTGTAATAATCAACGCGGATCTGGGGACCTATACTGGATTCCGCATTACCAATCGGATCATTATAGATGTTAGGACTTTCTAGAGTCATGATGACATCTCCTTACTATCTGATTAAAAAAATCAGAGAGACGGAGGGGGCTGTTTCAAAAAGTCCTCATCACTACCGGACCCATAATCAACTGCCTTCTTCGCCCCTCTGCTGCTAGGCTTACCTTTTGTGAGGCTCGCAGCACGTTTCAGATCCTTACTAGGATCGTCGGGTGATCCATTACCCTGTGCTGAAGCCGGATTGTAATCGCCAACAGCAGAAGATCGGTCTTGCGAGTTTTGGGGATCAGCCAAGTTGCCCGCTTTAGCCATTGCTTCTCCAGTCTGATAATACGCATCCAGATCAGACAGTCCTGCTAGTTTTCCAAACATCCGATCTCTTTCGACTTGACTCCACACTTTATCAAATGTGCCGTCAGCGACATGATCGTTGATGAGAGGAATCCAAGTAGGATGTTCTCTCAGTGTGCTCTTACTAGCTGTATCCCATTGCTTGGTCAAAATTTGAACAGTTCTATCGAAAGTATCTGTGCCCTCAAATGACTCAAATGCTTGTCGAATGTCCACTTCAGAATCACTGACTGCATGGTTCTTTGGCTTGTAAGTGCTTTCACCGTCCTCAAGTTCTAGCTCAGTCGGATCAATAGAGCTGTCTTTGAGGAGCTTCTTAATCGCCTCAGGATCTTTAGCATCCAGGTCAATTAAAAAGTTGATCCTTTCGGGGTCCAGTAAGTTTGCCTTCTCAAGCGTATGAAGAATCCGTTGATACGGCTTCATCATCTGCATCTTACGGCTGTAGTCAACACCCATCTGCATCAAACGACGAGCTTCCTCTGGGTTTTCCAGATTAATCTCACGCTTGGCTGCCTTGAATGGAGCCATAACCTTCTGGTACTCTGCCTTCCAATCGATTTTGTCGGAGTCAGTACCCTTAGTCTTCGGTTTCTCACCTTTTTCCTGATCCTTGGATTGGTCGTCCTTGGGGGAAGAAGCCGGATTACCGGAGAAAGGGTTCTGAGTGCCAGCATTACCGTCATCAGAGGCGGAGGTGTCTTTAGGATCATCGTCCGTATCTTTTGAGCTCTGATCAGTAGCAGCACCATCTGCCTCACTATCAGTAACGTCACCAGGTTCGTCCTCACCTTCAGACTGAGTGGGTTTCGGATCATCCTCCCCACTCAATTCGTTAACAGACTCGCCCCCGAAGGGGCTATCTGCGTTTAGGAAATCCTCATCACTGAGTTCTTCCCAATTTGTTTCTGCTTGCTTGGCCTCGGTACTCATTGTACCAACTCGCCTTCAATCATTTCTTCGGCCATTATCTGGGTGCGAGTATCTTCCATATCGTCCATTGCACCTTGAGCGATATCGCCTTTGGTGTTAATGAGCCGGAAGTGTGCCTGTAATGCACCAACCCCTGCCTCCAGTGTATCAAGAACTTTCATTTGCAGTTTACCTGCCATGATAAAATTTGGGTCTGCCTTCAAAGCGACTATGCGAGCTGCTTCTTTTTGGAAGTAACCTTCAGTAATAACTGTAATGAAATCTGGATTCTTTTTCAAACGTGCCAGAGCTTTCATCTCTGCTATATCTCTTACGGCTGTTTCCAGTTCTATTTCAATCTGCTCTACTTTACTCATCTTTACTGCTCCTCACATTGAACGGTCTAAGCAAAATTACTTAGTTGCCGTTGTCTGATTCTCTTTCATAGCGTTAACAATTATATCTCTCTGTAACTGTGATTTTGCTTGCTCGCCTTGTTTTTGAAGGGCTTGGGCCTGTGTGACACCTGATTCACGTTCCACAAACTCAAGATCTTTAACATTCGCTTCGGATTTTGCCTTATTTGCCTGAGCTGTGTCAAGCTCTGCTTCAGCATAATTTTCTGCAGTTTCGGACCTTAACTTCTGAATCTTAGCTTCAATTTCCATTATTTCAAGCTGAGCTCTCTTCTCTGCTAATGGATCAGGCTGCGGCTGATAATCTTCAATCTTTTTAGCCAACTCAGGCATCTTACGGAGCCGGGCTATCTCAGCACGGATCATTCTTACTTCGCCTGGATCAGAATTTGGTCCCGTGGTCTGGAGCATAAAGGCCAATTCCTGAGCTTTAGCGTTATCAGACTCAGCTGTGCTAATCTTCAGTTTGATATCATATTTGCCCGAAAGATCATCTCGTTTAACAGTGACGAATTCTTCATCTGTAACTCGGATCACTTCCTCTTCAGACAAGAATATGGAGTTCATTGCCATAACCTTGCGACCAATCTCTACCATACCTTGAGCCAAACGACGCAGAATACCAAGTTCACGCTTACTGGCTGCATCCATAGCGGAGCGAGCTGCAGTAGCTGATTTGCCTAGACCTGCCCCGGAGATACCTTCATTAGAGAAGGCCTTCACACCTGTCAAAGATTCTGCTTCATTATTCTGGAACTGGATCATGAATGGAGCAGAACTTGGGATTTCAGGATATTGATGCTGGTAGAACGCTCCTCTTGGATCGACCTGAGGATTAAAGTAATAGTCCTTGCCTGCTTCAAACTTCCTCATGTTAGTGAGGTCCAAGGCATCCTTACGAACACCTGTCTGACCATTAGCAGAACGACCCATGAGATCAATCATACCTCGGGTTATTGCACCAACAATCTGTTGATTCTCTTCCAGGAGAGACCCATCAGGCTCACCATATACATTGCGTCTACGGGGTAAATACTGAACAAGAACAAAGGGGAGTTTCTTATCCGGGAACGGTGATGCTTCCAAACGAATCATTGTATCGCCTACCCATGTAGCGACGATTGGTTTAGCAATCCCACTGTCATCATAATCCCAATAGCCCCAATATTCATGGGCTGTAATCTTCTTACGGGCTACATCCTGAAAGTTAAATGCACCGGTATCTTCCGAAGATCCTGAGATGTCTGCCCGGTTATTCACCGCATTTCGTTCGTAGTTTATGTTATCCAAATTCTGGTACTTATCACCATCCTTCTCTAATTCACTACGAGAAGTCTCAAATTCAAAATCAATAAACCCTGCTTTATTTAAATCACCTTTACAGGTGGGATCGATAGTAAGAGTTGTATAATCACACACCTCGACTGTAGGTTGGTTTTTGACAGTCTTCATGACTGTCTTCATACCCTTTTGTTCCTCTACTGCTGGGTATCCCAACGTCATAGATAGTTCAATTGCTTGAATAAGTTCAGGAGGTATCTGTTGCATTGCCTGTGGGCCACCTTGCAACATTACTTGGGAACCTTGCTCAATCATCTGCAGCATATAGGCATCACGTTGGTTCTGTGGATTTAATTGCCGTTGAACCATATTAGGAACTTGTACCTCTTCCTCTTCAAAGTCCCAGCCTGTACGTACCAACGCACTGCCCTCATCAACCCCAGCTCTAACATAATGGTCAACAAACCGTACCCGGTCTATCTGACAATTGAATTGGTAATTGAGAAGGAGTTGAGCTTGCCTGGCGGAGTCCACATCAGCATAAGTTGTTGGATCGCATGTAAAGAGATCCTCATGACTCAGAAAGGATTCCGATAAGGAAGCATATCGCCACTCAGCCTGTTTACGAATCAGTTTAGGAGTAACAGCAGATCGCCCTGTTTCCTTAATAATCTTAGCTTTACCTGTTATATTCAGGTTATCCAGCCAGCCATCAACTTCAGCTGTATGGACAGCATGATGGCCTGCGGCCTGCAGTAGGTCAGCTTTAAGATCCTCAAGAGTAGGCGGAGTTTTCCAGCCGGTCTCAATGCCAACCTCTTCTGGATTTACTGTATCTTTCTGTTCTTGATCCATTAAGTTATTCCCTGCGTATTGCCGGATTATAAGGCTTATTTCTTACCAAAGATAGCCATAAGGCCTTTCCCATTACCCGTCATAGACTGAGCAATGGCTGATTGATCCCCGTGTTTCTCACGGGAACGGCCGAATGCATACACACCAGTTACACCTGTCCAGGCAAACCAGAACTCAGTCTCCATTGGTACACGCTCTATGGAGAGAGAACGAATCATTTCAACCATATCAATGGGAGCATTACTTAGCAACATTAAAGGAACAACGATTAATGGGAACAATACAATTTTCATAAAAGCAATTATCAGGCCGGTATAAATAATAGTAGGCCGGGCTCTCTTAGTATACTTGTCATCCTGTTTCATCTCAGCTTCGATAATACGAGCTTTCATATCAAGCTCGGCACGAGTTGTCTGCTCAATCTCTGACATACGTGATTGGAATACCTTTTCCAACTCAATCATTAATTGAGCCTTTTCCTCCTTCGAGGTGATGAATTTATC